CTCCAACTTATACGTTGATTTCGGCGCCAACCGCCACCCCTACTGCCAATACGTCGCAGTGTTTTCGAATTTTGTTGACTGGTTCATTGAACGCTAACCAACTTGTTTTGCTACCACAAGGCATTTCCGGCTCGTGGGTGGTTAGTAACGCGACTACTGGTTCTTATAACGTATCAATAGGATCCAATAGCGGATCAAACTCGGCCGCAGGAACAGTCGTTGTCGTCCCTCAGGGGTATAGTATTTTTCTTTATGCATCAGGTGGAAACGTTAATAAATCTGATGACGGCATTCTTGGCGATTCAAGCGCCACAGTAAATTTTGGAACCGTCAACTGCACGACTTTAAATGCCGCAACCGGCAACTTTTCTGGCAACATTTATGGCGTTAATGAAGTACTAAGCGGCAGCTTATCTGTTCCTAGTGCGTCTATTAGCAACCTTAGCGTTTCAAGTGAAACTATTTCTGGGTCTCTTCAAGTTAACTCACTTGGCGTTGGTACCCCCGCCTCTGGGGTTACTGGTGAAATCCGCGCTACTAACAACATCACTGGATACTATTCTTCCGATGAACGCCTTAAAAATAACGTATCAAAAATCACCGACGCTTTGAAAAAGGTTAACACAATTAACGGCGTTGAGTTTGATTGGTCCGATGAGTTTATTGCCGAAGCCGGCGGGGAAGACGGTTACTTTATCCGCAAACACGATGTTGGCGTTATTGCCCAAGAAATCGAATCGGTCTTGCCAGAAGTGGTTGCTACAAGAGAAGACGGCTATAAAGCGGTTAAATACGATCGAATTGTTGCCCTTTTGATTGAAGCCGTTAAAGAACTTTCTGACAAAGTTGACCGCCTTGAAGGCAGATCATGAAATTTACATGGTCATTTCCTCAATTCGTCATCAACTTCTCTTATAATGACCCACCAAATGTAGTTGCGGCCATTAATTGGATTTGCACGGGTACTAACGGGAACGTTTCAACGTCTTTATCTGGCACTGTCCATTTGGGTGCCCCTGATCTGTCTAACTTTGTGCCCTACAGTGAAATTACATACGCTCAAGCTTTTGAATGGGTGTCGCAAAGCATCAATACAATAGCTGTTGAAAGCCAGATAGCTTCGCAAATAAGTCAATTGTCGCGGCCTATCAATCAATCTTGAGGGTGCCATGGATCCTGTTAGTCTTGTTCTAGGCGCTACAGCCATTTTTAACTCAATCAAGTCGGCTGTGGACCAAGGGCGGGACATGATGGAGACGGCTGAGAAGGTTGGTAACCTTTTTAGTAAAGTTGCCCAAATTGTTACGGTTGCTTCGTCCCCGCGTAAAAAGAAGCTATTTCAAAGCCAAGCCGAATACGAAGCCGAAGCTATTAAGGTTTACGCCGCCAAAGCCAAAGCCCTTGATATGCAGTTGCAGGTAAAAAACCTTTTTGTTGGACAATACGGTCCCGCCGCATGGGAAGGTATACAACGGCAAATTATTGAAATGCGGAAAGAGGCGGCTAGACAGGCGGCAGCAGCTTTGAAAGAGCAAGAAGAAAATCGCAAGGATTTGATTATGGTTAGCAGTATTGTCGGTTTTCTGGTAATCGGTATTGGTGTAATCGGTATAATCCTTATGGCAACGGTGAAATAACATGCTGCAAGCATTAAAACATATGTTTACGGGCGTAGACAACACAACTTGGGATATTGGTCGTATCCTTTGGGCCAAAATGTCCATCGTTTATTGCGGTGTTAGCGCCTATCATGCTGTAATACATGGTAATTTTGATCCTCAAAACTGGGCAATTGGCGCTTCAGCTATTCTTGCGGGTGGCGGTGGCGGTCTAGCATTGAAATCTAAAACGGAGCCAAACTAATGTTTTTTCTTCTTTTTAATCTTTGGGTCAGAAATATAGGAATTGTTTTAGCCATAAGTGCCGCACTTATCATTGGCTATGCATATTGGGCCGGACGGGAAAAAACGATTGGCGCCGCCAATGAAAAGGCTCAGGAAGAAATTGTAGCTATTGAACATGAACAAAAGGTAGAGGCTGAGGCGGTCGTTGTCGACCAAACCGTGGCCAAGGATGTTACGCCCCAAGATACCCTTCAAAAACAATGGAGCCAGCCATGAAACGCCTTTTTTTGATTACATTATTGCCTGTAGCAGCCTGTATGCCAAAACCAGAAACCAAAATTGTAGATACGTCTTGCAACTGGGTTAAACCCATCTATGTCAATAAAGACGATAAATTAACTAATAAGACAGCCACTCAAATCCTATCTCATGATGACAAGTGGAAACAATTCTGTGGTGCAAAATGACTGCTGCTAATTTTCCTCAATGCTTTGCCCTTGTTCTTAAAAACGAAGGTGGTTACGTTGACAACCCAAAAGATCCCGGCGGGGCTACAAACCTTGGATGCACAAAAGCAGCTTGGGAAGAATGGGTAGGTCATGAGGTAACTAAAGATGACATTAAGGATTTAAAACCTAACGATGTCATGCCTCTATACAAAGCTAAGTATTGGGATAAAATTCAAGGCGACCTTTTACCTGAAGGTGTAGATTATGCCGTCTTTGATTTTGCAATCAACTCGGGCCCCTCGAGGGCCGCGAAAGCCCTTCAGTCGGTACTCAGTGTTAATGTCGACGGACAAATCGGGCCCGCCACGCTACGCGCTCTTGAAACGTCAAACCCTCGCGAAGTTGCTACAGCCGTCTGTGAAGCAAGATTAGCCTTCTTACAATCTCTCTCGACCTATGGTACATTTGGCAAGGGGTGGTCTAAGCGCGTTTCAGAAGTAGAAACCGTTTCTTTCAATATGGTTGGGTGATCTATGTCGCTTACTTATTCAAGTTACGTCCAACAAATTGCGACAATGGCCGTTATCCCCGTAACGGATCCCAATTACACGATTATTTTGCCTAGCATGATTGACTATGCGGAACTTCGTATTCAACGCGACTTGGACTTCTTGTCTACACAAATAAGCACGACAGCTTACTCATTTACCGTTAACAACAATACTTTAACTATTCCAACGTCCCAATTTATAGTGCCGCAAACCTTTGAAGTTCTTGATGATTTTGGAAACTCTACTCCACTTGTTCCAGTAGCAAAAGAATATATTCAAAACGTTTATGGTTCTGGGTCTGCCACGGGATTGCCTCAATATTTTGCTGTCTACGGTGGCGATACCGCAACCACGGGTAATACATCTCAAAATATTATCGTCGGACCAACGCCAGGCACAAATTATACAGTTCGTTTAACAGGCACTGTTCGATCGGCTCCGCTGTCTGCTACTAATACAACAACCTTTATATCTACCTATTTGCCGGATTTGTTTATCATGGCATCCATGATCTATATCTCCGCATATCAACGCAACTTTGGCCGCATGAACGATGACCCGCAAATGGCTCAAACTTACGAATCTCAGTACCAAGCTTTGAAGGCTAGTGCGATGATTGAAGAAAATCGTAAGAAGTTTGAATCCGCTGCATGGACATCATATTCACCTGCGCCTGTCGCATCGCCTACGAGGTAATCCATGCCTCACGCAACAATAAATTTAAAGCCAGGCGTAGAAACCACTAATACTCCGGTATTAAACCAAGCCGCTTATTCTTCATCGCAACTAATTCGCTTTTTGCCAGAACGAAATGGCCTTGGGTTAGCTCAAAAGCTTGGCGGGTGGGTTAACTACGCAAGTACAACTTCACCAATTAATTCAAAAGTACGCGCTCTAAAAGGTTGGTCTGACCTTAACGGGGTTAATCGCCTTGGTATCGGCGCGGAATCTTCTCTTGATATTTTAACGCCTAGTATCAATTCAACGCCTCTTGATATTACACCACAGACATCTGTAACCAATACTCCGCCTGTTTTCGTAACAAGCACAGGATCTGATTCACAAATTGTCACCGTTACAGATAGCAATATCCAAGTATCTACCTTTGACTATGTAAATTACGTTACACCTGTTTCAGTGGGTGGTTTAGTCTTATATGGTCCCTATGCGATATACTCCGCATTCAACAATACATATTCAATTCAAGTCCCAACGAGCGCTACAAGTGCGGTTGATACAAGCGCAACAATTACTGCCGGTTCGTTTATTATCAATCAAACATATAAAATAACGAGCGTTGGGACCACAGACTTTACGGCTATTGGTGCCTCTGCCAACACAGTCGGTGTAATTTTTAATGCTACTGGCGTTGGAACCGGTACCGGAACAGCCAAATTAGTAGCAGTACCATCTTTCCAAGTTTCAAGCGGAAGTGCTGTTGTTACATGTTATTTAGATAACCACGGCTTATCTGTTGGCGCATCATTTTATGTCGGTGTCTCGACGACCATCGGCGGTGTTACTCTTTTTGGGTTGTATATTGTAAACAAAATCATAAATAGCGGAACATTCCAATTTACTGCAGCCAATACTGCTTCATCCTCTGCTGGCCCTACTGCTATAAATAGCGGAAACGTTAATTCTGTTTTTTATATAGCAATTGGCCCATCGAATACTGGAACAGGTTATGGTGTTGGTGGTTACGGTACAGGTGGCTACGGTTCTGGTACGGCTCAACCACAAGTTCCTGGGACACCAATTACAGCAACCGATTGGACCTTAGATAACTTTGGTTCTTACCTTGTTGCATGCCCTGTTTTAACGGGCTCTTCTGGAGGTCCTATTTACTATTACAATCCATCAGGATCTCTACAAACTGCACAGTATATTGGCGGAAATGCGCCTTTGCTATCGTCTGGTATTTTTGTCGCTATGCCAGAACGACAAGTCATAGCTTATGGTTCATCATTTACTTTACAGGCAGATCCTCTCTTAGTCCGCTGGTCCGACGTTAACGATCCAACTACTTGGATTGCGACCGTAACAAATCAGGCAGGGTCGTTCCGCATTCCTACTGGCTCAAGAATTGTCGCTGGTTTTCAGGGGCCGCAGCAAGGACTTCTTTGGACTGACCTTGATTTATGGGCGATGCAATATGTTGGGCCGCCGCTTGTTTATGGGTTCAACAAAATTGGTTCTAACTGCGGAGCCATCAGCAAACATTGCATGGGACAAGCAAACGGCGCCATTTATTGGATGAGCCAAAACCAATTTTTTATGTCTATGGGGTCCGGCCCTCAACCAATTCCTTGCCCGATTTGGGATGTGATTTTTCAAAATCTTAACCAATCTTATCTTTATAAAGTTTGCTGCGCTGTCAATTCTCAATTTAATGAAATTTCATGGTTTTACCCATCCGCCTCATCGACTGAGAACGATAGCTATGTCAAATATAACTACGTCCTACAACAGTGGGACTACGGTACTCTTGGCCGTACTGCTTGGATTGATCAATCTGTTCTTGGGCCTCCCATTGGTGCTGGCTCTGATAATTGGTTATATCAACATGAAGTAGGCAATGATGCTTATTCCGGTCAAACGCCTACTGCTATGCAGACAGCATTCTCGACAGGGTATTTTCAATTAAACGAAGCGGACAATATAGTATTCGTGGATCAGATATGGCCCGATATGAAATGGGGAACCTATTCTGGCAATCAAAATGCTACTGTATATTTGACCGTCTATTATACCAATTATGCAACTGTTGCCGCCACTTCGCCTACTACAAGCGCATATTCAGGTGTAAGTTCATCCAATACTTCGTCATTCAATTTCCAAACATTTCCCATGACGCAGGCCACCGAATATATTTCTTGTCGCATTCGCGCTCGATACATGTCTTTCTCGTTGTCCTATGCCCCCGATGAATTGGGCACTTTCTGGCGGTTGGGTGGAATTAAATATCGTTATCAGGTAGATGGGAAATTCTAATGGCTAGTTTAGATGATATTTTAACTACACAAAAAAATGGTGTTATCGCAATTAACTCTTACGTTAATGCTTTAAATTTTCTTGCGGGTCAAAATAATACTAAAGAACTTTCAGCAAGCTCAGTTATCAAAACATCTTCCGGTTGGTTGGCCAGTGTAAGCGTCCTTGTGGCCGGTTCCACACAAGGTTACCTTTATGATTCTACAAGCACATCTTCAACAACAGGAAAACGAATATATGCAGTTCCAAATACTCTGGGAATATATCAGATACAAGTACCGTTTTCATCGGGGTTGGTTTTTATTCCGGGCACAAGTTCGGTAATTTCAGTGGGGTACTCATAATGCCGCTCGCACATGGATCATCACAAAAAACAATTAGCCACAATATCTCCGAAATGGTTCATGCTGGGCATACTTTGGATCAATCCATAGCGGCCGCTTTAAACACGGCTAAACACTCCCGCGCAATTGGTGGGGCGAATCAGTCCACTACCACAACTACCGGTCCTTTGGATTACCGCAAACCCGATATGTCTATTCCAATGCCGTCTTATCCTTTGGCGGGGCAGCATATGCTTCATGAAGGCCCAATTCATAGCCCCGTGGCAGGTCGCACAGACCATTTGCCAATGAACGTAAAATCCGGATCTTATGTAATCCCTGCAGATATCATTTCATCTATGGGCGAAGGCAATACAATGGCTGGGTTTAAGATAGCTCGGCAGATGTTTTCATCAAAACCATACTTTCAAACGTCCAAAATGCCATATTCCGCCGAAGGAACCCCTTACACCAAAGGAAAACCTTACGGCGCGCGGGCATCAGGCGGTGAAACCCCTGTAGAGATAGTGGCCGCAGGCGGAGAATATGTTATTAATCCAGATGATGTTACACATTTGGGCGGTGGGGATATTGATCACGGTCATGAAATTCTTGACCATTTTGTAACAGGGTATCGCAAAAAAACGATAGAAACACTTAAAAAATTACCAGGACCTAAGAGGGATTAATGGCAGAAGGACTTAAAATACGCCTTGGAACGCCAGCGGACGAAGAGGGGATGCTTCAACTGGCGCTTAAAGCTTGGGAAGAAAACGGGATTAAAAGCGTAAACCCTGAAAAGATGTTAGGCATGATAAAACCTGCTCTTTATCTTTGGCAGGGCTTAGTCGGGATCATTGGGGAACCCGGTGAAAAGATTGAAGCGGCGGTCCTTCTCCGAACGTCACAGATGTGGTATTCTGATGAATGGATACTTGAGGAAAAAGCAATTTTTGTTGATCCCGAGTTTCGGATCATGAAGGGGATACGTTCAGGGCAAACCCTCGGTCATGCTCGTACTTTATGCGAGTTCTCCAAACGGACCGCTGAACAGTTGGGTCTTCCTTTGTTGATTGGTGTACTTTCCAAGCACCGCACAGAGGCTAAAATCCGGCTTTATGAAAAGTCTTTCGGCGCTCCCTCAGGAGCTTTCTTTCTATATAACGCCCAAACTGGGCATGAAGAGCATGTGACGGAGCAATAAAATGGGCGGAAAAACCGGTACCACGACCCAGACGACATCCATACCTCCAGAGGTCTTGGCCCGGTATAACACCGTTAACGCTGCTGCTGATAAAGCGGCCGCTCAACCATTTCAACAATACAGCACCGATCCATCTGCATTTGTTGCACAAATAAACGCACAGCAGCAAGGCGGCATTAACGCTACTAATCAATATGCAAATGCGGCCCAACCTGGATACCAAGCCGGATATGGCGCCACAAACGCCGCAATGAGCCAAATTGGTGCAGGCCAAAACGTAGCCCAGCCTTATTTTACGCAAGCTCAACAACAAGCTAATGCTGCAATGCCTGGGTACCAACAAGCTGCAGGGCTTGCGGGTGCTGCTATGACTCCTTTGATGCAAGCCACTTACGCTGCTCAACCTGCATACAATCAAGCTTTAGCCGGAACTGCAGCTGCATCACAAGGTTATAACGCGCCAAACTACGCCGCTGGCGTACAAGGTTACATGAATCCATATTTACAAAACGCCATGGGTTCGACTGCGGCTATGCTGCAAAATCAAAACCAACAACAGCAACAACAGTTATTGGGTAACGCCATTAGCCAAGGCGCTTTTGGTGGGGATCGTTCGGGCGTTGCTCAGGCCGCTCTTATGGGTCAGCAAAACCTTGCAATGGGGCAAACGCTTGGCCAAATGGCTAATCAGGGCTATCAACAGGCTGCTCAAAATTATATGCAAGGGCTTGGCGCTCAGGGCGCTTTGGCCAATCAATACGGTCAGTTGGGCGGTCAATCTCAGCAAGCTCTTATCAATGCCGGTTTGGCGCAACAACAAGGTGCTGGCAATATTGCCAACATCGCCGGCCAAGGCATGCAAGGTGCTACTCAATACGGTGCTTTGGGGACTGCAGCTCAAAATGCCGCATTGCAAGGAGTCCCCTTATCTTTGGCGGCTGGCGCGCAATATGGGAATCTTGGTGCTGGCGCACAGGCCGCGGGATTACAGGGTGCTCAAGCCCAACTTGGCGCTGGTACGTTGCAACAACAAACCCAACAGGCCGGTCAGACAGCTCTTTACAACCAGTTCTTGCAGCAACAGGCTTATCCTTTCCAAACAGCCCAATTCTTGGCGGGGATTGCGGGTATTACTGGTCCAAATTCTGGGTCTACAACTACTACAACCCAACCTATGTCTTTCTTCTCTGACCGCCGTCTTAAAGAAGATATTAAACAAGTTGGAAAAGCTAAAAACGGTCTTCCAATTTATAAGTTTAAGTACAAAGGAGACCCGACTGAACAAACACATATTGGTTTTATGGCCGATGAGGTTGAAAAGGTTCATCCAGAAGCGGTTGGTTTGGCGGGTGGCTACAAGACGGTTGATTACGATCGCGCCGCTCGAGCCCAAGGCGGCTTAGTGGGACCTCAACATGAAGGTATGGGTTTCGGCTTAGGTGGTCGGGAACATCATGCTTATGGTGATGCCGTTGGTTCTGATTATGATCCAAATAGCTTGCAAAACATTATTGCGCGCCAACAGGCTATGTTTGCTAATACGGATTCTCATCCCGTCCCAATGGCAAGAACGTTTTCTGGTGGCATAGGAAAACATAGCAGAGTTCCGGAAGCATCTTTACAAACAGCTCAACTCCGTACTCCAGGCGCGGCTCCTAGACTTCCTGATAGCGAACTTTCTCAAGGAATAGATTACGCTACAAAACTTGCTAATTTTGATAAAGCAATTGACCCCGCTGGCCAAGGAAAGGGTTTAGCTTGGGTTCAAGATATGTTTGCTAAACAAAAGCAAAAAGAAGATGCGGACGCCGGGGCTCAAACTCCTTCAGAAAATGCACGCGGAGGGCTTGTTGGGTACGCTAGTGGAGGCGACGCCGAACCCTATAGCGTAGATGATCCAATGGCTGACGTCATCAAACAAGGCGAAAAAGATCTTTTATCGCAAAAATTTATCCAAAAGAATCAAACACCTGGAAGTCTTGGATCGAGCACTCTTGGCGATGCAATGACTCTTTTAAATGCGGGTAAAACGGCTGCAGAAGATATCCCTGCAATAATGGCTATGTTTGCTGCAAGAGGGGGGCGTGCGGGTTATGCTACCGATGGCACGGTTGAGCCTGACGATGTATTAACAAAATATGGACCAGTAATAGGTGGCATTGAAAGCAGCAATAAATACGATGCTCTTGGTCCAGTAACAAAATCTGGCGATCGTGGATATGGCAAATATCAAGTCATGGGTGCAAACGTTCCATCTTGGACAGAAGAAGCCCTTGGCAAAAAGATGTCGCCTGATGAGTTTCTTGCTAATACCGATGCTCAAGATAAAGTGTTTGCCCACCACTTTGGTAAAGCATTAAATCAATATGGTAATCCGCAAGATGCGGCATCGGTATGGTTTTCAGGAAGGCCCCGCGCGCAAGCGGGCAACGCTCAAGATGTAAACCAAACAACCGTTCCTAAATACGTTTCAATGTTTAATAAAGGCCTTGGTGCTGCCGATATGCCGGTGGAAAATGCCGTTCCAGCAGGTGCCCCAACACAAGGATCTGATCTGCCTGCATTCCCGCGGGCTACACCCACAAAAACATCGCAACAACAGGGCGGTCTTGGGGATTTATTTAAAGCAGAAAACGTTATTCCTGTTTTAACAGGTTTAGGCGCAATGGCATCCTCGCGTAGTCCGTATCTTGGCGCAGCTCTTCTTGAGGGTCTTGGCGCAGGTGCCGGCTCTTACCTTGGAACTCAAAAATCACTTGCTGGTATTGAGCAGACGAAGGCAGAGACGGACGCAACACGTGCTAATACATTTAGACTTTCGTTCCAGCAAACTCCGGCTGGGAATTTCTATTGGGTCAAGGATCAAACTGGCAAAATTATGCCAATGAAGGTTTTTGACTATAATAAGATCCCAGACGCGCAAAAACCTCAACTTGCTTTCCAGCCGCCAAATGGCAGTCAAATCATTCAAACTATGTATGGCGGAAATTCTGCATCGCCTGAAACAACTTCATCCGCTACGGGTGCTCCTAAACCAAACGTTGGATCACCGACTAAAGATCCTGCCGCTCAACAAGAGTTTGGTAAAATACCGACCGACTTTAACTTTGACGAAAATTCACACTTAGCTGCAACAAAAGATTCTGACGCTCTTGATCCAATGGTTGGCGGGCCGGGTGTTCAATCGGCTTGGAATGAATCTAACAAGTACCGTCAAAATGTTATGGCTCAAGCCGCTGCTTCTCGCGAAGAGGCCGCCGCATTGCGTGAAATGTCTTCAAACTTGGCAAACGCAGTTGGGTTAGAAAAATTTGGTGCAACAGGTTTTGGCTTCAATCAACGTGCTGATATTACCAATATGCTTAATACGGCAGCTCGCATGGTTGGCCATCCTGAATGGCAGGTACAAGGCGGCGAAACACAGTCTGCTATTTCTGATAAGGTCTCGGCTATTCAAGGCGCGCTTCGCGCTCATAACGCAAGCCAAAATAGTTTAGCGGCCTTTAATACACTGACCAGCTTGCAACCAAATCCAAATATGTCGAAAGAGGCATTCTCTGACTTAACGGCAATGATGTTGACGCAAAATATGCGGGCCGCAGATGCTGATAGCCATTTAAAACAATGGGGTGAAACATCTAACAATTCTTTTGTTAATGCTGGACGCGACTTTGAACGCAAAACATCGCAGCGTTATGTTGATGAGCAAAATGCCCTTTCTGACTTGATCGCCCACCGGCCTAAACAATTTACGCAAATGATGAATGGGCGTACTTCAAATGGTGAACGCTTAACGCCAGAACAAATTGAAGATGCTTTACAACAGGCCTATCATATTAAAGGTCTCAGCCGTTACTTTGTTCGCGGAGTTTAATAATGGATCCTGTTCAAAAACCATCTAATCCATTTGCCGATGAACTTTTACAGGCGGGTAAAGTAAGCTCTCCTATGGCAACCCCCGCCCCTACGGCAGCAACTCCTCAATATGGGCAAAACAACCCTTTGTTTAAGGCTGGCGCTGAAGAAGCAAAACAGGAGTATGTTCAAAAACAACCTGAGCAAACTCAGGCACCTATGGCTTGGATGGATGTTGGAAAACAGGCGGTAACAAATTTTCCTAGCAGTGCAGGTAAGGCCGCCTATGGCATGGTTGAACCTTTTCTGCCTTCCAATTGGGAGCAGACTGGAACAGCTTTAAAGGGTATAGGCCAAGGGTTATATTCAAAAGCTCAAGGCGCTCTTGGATATGAACAGCCTGCGGAAGAAAAAGCCCGCAATGAAGCCGTCGTAAATGCGATCGGTGATTATTATGCTAACCGTTATGGTACCAAAGCCGGTTTTCAACACGCCCTCGCAGAAGATCCTGCAAGTGTTTTGATGGACTTGTCGGTTCCATTAACTGGCGGTGAATCTGCTTTGGCGCGCGCGCCTGGCCTTGTTGGCCGTGTAGCCGGTAAAGGCGTATTGGCTGCTGCGACAAATCCTATTGCTGCTGGTGTTGGTTTAGCCCGCGGTGCCGGTAACGTTGTTTCTAAAATTCCGGTGGTTGGTGGGATTGCTCAGGGCGTTGCCGATGTACCAAGTGCTGCCTTTGAAGGTCTAACAGGAACATCCACGAAATCCCTTGGCGATGCTTTTTCTGCAGGCCGTGAAGGTGGAATACTTTCTGGTGATAAAGAATTTTTGGGACAAATGCGCGGTACGGCGCCGCAGACGGATATTGTCGATCGGGTAAGATCGGCCGTTGATAGTTTAGCCAATAAACGTTCGCAAGATTACCTTTCTGGTATGAGCACTTTACAAAACGGAACAGGCGCTGACATAAGCGCAATACGCTCTGCGTCCGACAAATTGCTTGCGGATACCGCCCATAGCCCAGTTAATTATCCACTAGCTCAAAAAGTTAGCGGTATGGTTGACGCGTTCGAACAAGGGAAGATCGGCCCTGCCTATTCGTTTACTCCTGGGCAACATACTCTTCACGAACTTGATTTATTAAAACGCGCTATTCGTGATGTTGCTAAAGACCCAACAACGCCAGGGGGAAAGCTTGCGTTAGATGTTGCTGATGCAGCCAAGGGGACGATTAGCAAGATAGATCCAAACTATTCAAACATTATGGAACAATATGGTTCCGCCAGTGATCAGTTGTCTGATATTGCCCGCGGCCTTGGTAATCGCAATATGACGCCTGAGCAGCAAGCTCAAAAAATATTGTCTGCTCGTAACAAAGGGCAAAAGCAATCGCTTATTGATCAATTGGGCGAGATAGATCCTTCTATTCCAAAAATGATATCTGGCGCTGATTTATCTCGTTCCCCTAAATTTACCATCCAAGATTTATTGGGCGGTGGGGCGCTTGGTTACTATGGAACAACACTTGCGGGGGCGCATCCTGGTTATGCCGCGTTGGCAATTCCGCCAACAATGTTGTTAAAATCTCCTCGCGCTTTAGGGGAAACGGCATATTACGCAGGCAAAGGTAGCAAACTTGCTACTATGCCTGGGGCAACGCTTCCTGGTACTCTTTCACAACTTGAAGGAGACAAATCTGCGCCTCCTCAACCATCTTCCAATCCGTTTACAAGGCAGTTTGAAGAGGAAATGCAGAAGTCTTATGGCGCACCTAAAAAGCCTACCGTTTCTGACTATTTTACGGCTCAGGATAATGCAATAAAAAACAAAACAACTATTGACGATGAAATCCGTAAAATGGGATTGACGCCTCTTCCCCGCGCTTCAGGTGGGAGAACTAACAATTCCGCATTATCCAAGGCCAACCAGTTGATTGAAATGGCCGAACATATTAAAAAGAAACAGGGTAAACAAACAGAGCCCTTATTGAACCTCGACGACACAACGGTCGCCAAGGCACTAGCAGTCGCTAACCAACATATTTGAGGGAAAAATGGACAATCTTGAGCTTGATCTTAAATTGACAGTTGCACATGTTAACACGCTATTAAAGCACCTTGGTCAAGGCATTTATTCTGAAGTAGCGGATTTGATTACAGTATTGCATGGGCAAGCCCGTGGTCAAATTGATGCCGCTACTCCAGCTGCTGAACCTGCTCCTACGACTGAATCTGAGCCTCAGTAAAATTGTCGTAAGAAATTCGTCGGATGATATAGCCGGACTTCTTTGCTGAATATCTGGCTATATCAAACGAATCCCATTCGCCTGCAATCCACATAACCATCATGGCAAGGATCATGCTGTCGCCGTAATAAGCGATAACGTCTTTGTTCGGGTCAAAGTCAGCCATACGCTCTGAAACACGACCTTCAAAATCAGCAATATATGCATCCGTTGACAAATTATCGAACATTGGTCGATCGCAAACGTAGACTACTTGTTCCGCTAATTGCGCTAACTCATCAGGATTCAGTTTGAATGACGGATTGCATACAAATACTCGATCGTATTTCCTCATAATCTTCATCTTCCTCTTGTTCTAACTCTATCCAAAAAATCCATAAAGGATGATCCCTCATCATAAGACGAAGTTCTCTTTTCATTGTATCCAAGTCATCATCTCGATCAATAACACGAGAGCTTAAGTGTGGATCAATCCTTGATCGTCCTAGCAGTTGATACATCATCCTTATCCGTTGATTATTCTAATGCCACTTTATACCCTGCCTCTAATGCAGCATTAGCAATATCCTTAGAATCTGCATTATACAGAGATTGCGTAACTTTTATCAGGGCCTCTCGATATCCGTCACAAAGTTTACGCAACCGAACTATTTCGGCAACAGTTACATCATCAGCATAACGGTCGAAAGGGGCATAAGGCCCCAACCAACGCACTTTAGACAATTCCCGTTTACTTTGAAAGCCCGACATCTTTTTCCTTGTCCCATGAAAAACGTGGCAATGTAATTTTCATTTTGGTTTCTTCCCCACCTTGAGCCTGTTTAATCTTCTGAATGCGGGAAGCGTGTTTGGCTAATTCAATCTTTAACTTGTGTTCTTTAGTTTTGCTGTCCGTCATGGATTGCCTCCGCGATATCAGTTTCTATCGTTGGCATATTAAGAGCGCACGAATCAGTGCCTAATTGGCCGTAGCCGACAATATCATCCCAATGGTCGCGGTAGTTATGATCTCCTGATAGCGTACGGGCAATTTTGACCGCAATCATTTCTAAAGCTTCCCGCTGGCCATCATTTAAAAAATTCCAGTTTTTGCCAGTCCTAAAAGTTGTCTTGATGGCTTGGGTCAGTGTTGATTGGTCCTTGTACACACCGTGGGTGCGTTGGCGCTTAGTAATAATCATATTAGTCTTCTCCGTAATATTTGATATATGCATCGTCAAATCGTTCTCTTGATAGTTCTCTGAGGGCCCCGCGAAGCTTGGCCACCTCTTCTTTAAGTCTTTCATTTTCAATCCTGTATTTCTCAAACTCCCGCATAGCCCATAGGAACCGCATATCGGCCGCTAATAGCTCATCGTGGAGTTCTTTTTCTGTCATCGACCTGTCCTCAAAACATCAATCGCTGCGCTAATCCGTTGACCAAGTGTAAGCTTTGGCTGACTTTCAATGATGTTAATCATGCGGTTAAATTCTGCTTCTGCGATCCGCGGCGCGTATTCGTTAAGGCGCATTTTTATGGCCTCAGACAATGCCTCTGACTTTAAGAAGCGATTGAACTCTTTACTAATATAATTGTACAGATCTTTTTCTCTAGCTTTGAACTTAACATCAAGATTTAACTTCAGGTCGGCTTCCCGCATCGGGATTAACCTGTGTATTGCGTCAACTTTTGTTTGTAGTTTAAAAACTTCGGCATCAATTATATCAATTTGGCTTTTCTCTTTACGAGGGCGGCCCCGAGGTTTCTTTTCTGCATCCGTCATTTCACTTCTCCATAATTGCTGTTTGAATGCGATCTTCTATCTGATTAGATAAGGTCGGTACTATTTTTCCCCATAAAGTTCCTATTTGTATAGAGGACCCATTATGGCGAATTTCATCCTCAAAGATATCTAATCCTATACTACACACTCTCCAATTAAAGGGGTCATAATATTCAATGGTGATCTGCCCGCGAACAAGGAAATCAACCCCTTCAATTGGAACCATATCGTTGACTTCCACGTCAACCTTGTTCATCCTTAACCCCTTTTAAATGTGGATGGTCTTTTGGAAAACCATTGATCATATCTGACTTAATTTCATAAATGTATGTTGTTTCCGACTTTTCATTATCTGAAACTTTATTTACTCGAACTCCTCTCCAGTTCATTTTTACAACCTTGGTATTCACATAATACCCTCTTAAACCCCAATATTGTTTGATTGAACTAGCCAATTCATAGGCGGTGTTTTGCTTTAAAAAGTCTACTTGATTGCGTGTCATCTTTATCTCCTTATGATAACGTTTCTAAATAGTTAATCTCATCGTCAATCTGATCCATAACTTCATCAAAAGTCATGACCGGCATTACTACGCGGTGCAAAATTTTACCGTTAACGCGCTTTAAGTGTCGCTCAAGAGCTACAATTTGCATTGTGTCCCACATCATGTAATTTTTACGTCGCATGGTGCGGTCTGGCATTTGATATTCTACTAATATTGTCCAAATTGTACGCATTTTCCCCTCCTCACGCCGCGATCGCTAGTTTAGCTTTGACATTGACCACTGTGGTCATTTCCATATCGTCTTTGGTGCAAGCCTTGTAGGACTTCAAAAGCTTTTCCAAAGCCTCAACGTCCTTGAGCGTTACACCGTGCGTATTGAACAGGAGTTCTTCGTCGATAACCTTCTTGGCGCGTAAATGGATAGAAAGATCGTACATTTCACCTTCAAGGGTATCAACGCCAGTATCAACAACGGCCTTTTTAAGAACTTTAAGGTTATCTTCACCTGCCTTAATCTCAAGGGCTTGAATTGCATATTGGTCTGCAAGGGTGAGGTTCGTGTTCATCTCTAATCTCCATCTGGGCAGCAACACCGCGTCGCTGACAACATTTATAAACCATATCTGAATTAATGTTGCAACCCCTATTCTTCATTTTTTTTAAAATTATTTTTAGGGCGCCCCATCGTTGGGTTGGCTTCTAGGCGAATATCCTTGTTAGACCATGTCCAACATTCTCCCGTATCATTTTGAAAACAAACCCAAAATAGGTGGTGCTCCACGCCGTAATCTATTAGAAAGTGCGCCATGGATTTCCCTTTTGGTGTGTCCAAGGGAAGGGGTGGATCTATACGGATCATGGAGTTTCGGCCTTCTTCTTACGGTTCCGCCATACGGCATACTCAACTTCACAATGTAGGAAACGATTAATTTTCCTTTGTAATAAATTTTTGAACTTTTCATTTTGAATGTGCCCTTCAATAATAAAAACTATAATGACGCTCATTATTAAAAGACCCCATAAAAGAGCCACCCATTCCGCTATTTCCTGCCAATTAACCATAACCTTTTTACTTCCTCTTCAATGTGTGGCCGCAATAATTCTGGAACCCTATCCAACGCCAATCGCCGCTCTTCTTTCGTGGGTAACTTTAAAATCTTATAAGCATCTTGGTATATATATAGCGAACAAGCTGACTGAATCGGACCAGACTGGTCAGTTAATTTTGTCTTACCGCTCATTACATCATCAATCAATTGGCTTGGCATCTGACCTGTCTTCCAAATAGTCTTCGAAGGCGTGAATAGCCGCATCTGCCCCGAGGGCGACGCAGACGAACGCTCCCGCTTCTTGCGCGACATTTAAATACTCCAACTGATTTGGCTGCCATTTTGATTTAGTATGATCCCGCCGTTTAATCTCGCAAATAAATGTTGGGTTTCCCGGAATAATAACGTCTGCCGCGCCAGGCGTCATGCCCTCTGCCTTTTCTTTTGCAACTTGCCGATATCCTCGAGCTCCTTCATTTCTTGGGTGAACCGCAATCCGTCCCCATGTATCGGGATAACGCATCCTGATTCGGTTAAAAAATGTAACTTGTTCAATGGCTTCTGGTGGGCAATCGCCCCGATAATCCACGTTTCCGTAAATCGCTATATCATCCGGGAATTTCATCGGCTTTCCTATTGTAAGCGAAGACCTTGTACCAGCCGTTCGCATCCTTCTGATAAGTTATGGTAGTTGGCTCGTGACCTTTTAGACTATCATATAGTCCTTTTTCCTGTTTCCCCTTATCCCAATTAGGTTCTTGCGGAACCCAGAAAGCAAACGATCGATACGGCGTGGTAACATCCACCTTAATCATAGGACGCCCTGCGCGGCTCATCGTGGGCTTTGCAACCCATGCCATAACCTCATCCGTCTGGCGTCTCGTAGGGTCGGCCTTCATGGCCTTAAATTCGATCCTAAGCTTTTCATTCGGGTCAACAATTTCACCCTTACATTCCACGCAATACCGTGCCGCTATATCATTTTCGGCATTACAATGTGGGCACTCTTTAAACGTCCAACGATAGCTACACCGTTCTAAATCTCCACCTTTTACTTGTAAGGTAGCCCCACAGCGACGGCCATGATGCGCCGGTATGTCTCCAAATTCCGATGGAATACGGTTAAAATCTAAATCGCAGAAGTAACCTTCCTCATCAATATTATAACCATCATCGTTTACCCGTGCTTTAAACTCATTTAATCTGCCGCACGATGGGCAAGTGCATTTAACGGTAACCCCTTCGGATTGGTGGCCCGACAACTTAATGCGCGGGTCAAACACATCCCCGTCTGGGCAGTGGCGCTCTACGTTCTCGGCATAATCTAGCAAAAGGCAATCATCCTTACCTTCGCTCTTACGCAACCCACGACCAATGATCTGTTGCAACAACCCCACTGATTCGGTCGCTCTGAGCATTGCTATTACGTCAACGTGCGGTGCATCAAACCCTGTTGTCAAAACTGACACGTTCACGATGTATTTAATTTCCCGAGCTTTAAACCTTGAAATAATATCGCTTCTTTCTTCCCGCGGCGTTTCTCCGGTTACGATTGCCGATAGCCCAGGCGGAAGACTTTCTAAACATTCCTTAGCGTGCTGCACTGTTGCGGCAAAGATCATAACTCCCTGCCGATCACGAGACTGCGCCACCACATCCGCTATAATGGCCGCTGTTTTACGGCCCTGACCAATAAACGCCTTATCAACGTCGGCCGCGTCAAACTGGCCCCTGCTATTTAATTCCATGGCAAGCGTATGGTATGATTCGGCTCTAATTGACCCTACCGTTGGTGGTGTCAAGAAACCCTGATCAATCAACTCCCGAGCCGTAATCCGATACACGCATGCCGCGAAATAAGGATCTTTCTTTTCTCGTTCGGCTACAGGTGTGCCATCTGGCCATTGATTAAAAATGTACCCTGTACCAAACCGATAAGGAGTTGCTGTCATACCCACCACGCGCAATAGCGGGTTCTGCTCCTTCATGGCATCAACAATGCTTTTAACCGTAGGCGTAATCCCATGGCACTCATCAATCACAACCATGGCAAACTTAGAACCGAACTTCTTGATCCGATTGGCAACTGTCAACGGCGTACCAAAAACTACCGGATGGCGTAGCGATATCTTTCCCGCACTGGCGGAGAACAATGAGTAAGGGTTCCCCGTAGCTCCATATTTTTCACTATTCTGGATCACTAGCTCTGCGCTAGGTGCAAGGCACAAGACGTGCTTACCCTTTGACACCTCATGGACCGTCTGTGCCAGTTCCGCAATGATATGACTTTTACCCGCACCCGTGGCGGCCTCAATCATACACGCTGTTTTAGATATGCGGATCCATTGCACAATCGCGTCGTGCGCCGCCTGTTGATATGGTCTTAACATTTAACGTCCTACAAATACTGTCGGTTTTTTATTGCGCCGATCAAACTTGTACCAGCAGCAATTATCTTTCCCTGCGCCTTCACTGTCGGCAATCCACTTGACCCGACCAATGGATACGATCATCTCACACATTAACATGTACGGTATTGACTGCCTTGTATGCATCCAGTCCGCGTCAAACAACAACCATGTCGGTCGCAAAGCCGCGCACCTTTCGATGATCTGATGCAGTACCACACGCTCCCAAGGCGGGTTCGTAATGATATATCTACAACCTTGGACGTCTTCTTCCGCAAGAAATGACGCATCTTTACGTCCTATCCAATCTGCTTGTGGCTCCGCATCATAAGCCTCAACACACAAATGACCGGCCGCTTCTAAATGAGCTGATAAAACGCCAGCTCCAGCACACGGTTCACAAAACCACACGCATTCGGGAAGATTTTTAAGAAGCGGTATTACCGCCTCTTTAGGTGTCGGGTAGTAATCCATTGGATTGCGTTCAAACTCCGACCGCTTTCCCATTATTTAAACGTCCAATAACTGGTTGGCTTGCCGCGGTAAGGCTCAAGATCAACATGCGGAATATGTTCTTTAACAACTTTAGAATAACTGATAGATCCTTCGCGATCGACCCTAGTCAGTGTATGCCCTGCAATATAACAAGGCTCACCGCCAGCACCTAAAACGATCTTGTCTAACAATTCCGCCTTGCGTTCTTCAGCCGCTTTTATATCCGCGACTACATCAAAATATTCAGCAGCCAATTGGCGCAACTCTGGCTTATCGTTTTCTTGTTTCCGTGGCTTTAAATGCCGTTCGGCCAACATAGGATGGGTAGTTTCAACAATATACCGTTGATAAAACGCGAGAAGCGTTGGCATATTGGATTCAATCCAATGATTATCATACGCAACAATCTCATTCCGAGACTCTGCCGGCGTCCACTGATAAAAATGGCACCACGGCCGCCCCGTAATAAACAATTGGATCTGTATTTGAGCATAGTAATGCATCTGCATCGCCAATGGCTTGAACGGCACGGGCGCTTTTTCATGGCGTAGGCTGTAGGGACACTTAACTTCAATCAGACCCTCTTCGCCAACCAAACCATCGGGTGACGCTCCTAACCATTCTTGGTGCGTATAAAATCCTGCCGGCTTTACCGTAATCCCCGTTTCCATTTCGTATTCTTTAATGGCCCCAGGCTCATTGGCGATACCCCATTCTGTAGCTACGTTGCCCACGAACTCAGATGGCGCATTAAACTTTTCGCGTACCATACGGCGCAATACGTCATCTGCGGACATATACGGAGACAATCCAAGAATAGCGCCTACGGCGGATCCTGTTACGCGGCCTCGTCTTGCGGCAAACCATTCTTCACTACGCTGTTCCATTATGCCTTCTCCATTTTGGGCCGCAGCCCTTTTAATCGTTTGATCGCTTTTTCTGGAAACGTCCGACTAATATGCATGATAGAAATAATCTGTTCTATTTTGCGCCGACGTTCCCTTTGTTCACTTAAATCACTCGTGACGATTTCATTCTCAAAATCTTCAAGTTTACTTACCGTTTTGCGGCAAGCTTTAATAACGGAATCAAGGTTAGGTTCATCTATATAAGATACTTTCATTAACTCTTCGCCGCGCTTTTCTGCCCGACTAGCTGGAACTCCAACTTCTCGAACTTTCGGCAACAACCCAAACTCTTTCATGTATTCGTGTATGATATCATTCAGTGTGATGGTGGCTTCTACATATAATAAATCTTGCATCTAAATCTCCTAAATCTTCATTTTAAAAAGGGAGGACGGTCCAAACCGAGGCGAAAACAACCGCCCTCCCCACGTAGTACCGTTCCCCCTCTAGAACGGCACCTCGTCGTCTACTTCTGCTGGCGTAGAAGGTTTCGGTGCGGCTTTAGCGCCTCCTTTTGGAGCCACCGATGCAATCCAATTACCGCGCATCTTTTCGCCGTTTTCCCCCTCCATCTCCCAAGTGTTTACCTTGATCAACATAGGAGTGTTGGTGAGATATAAAGACATTGATTCGTCCGTAGGCATCTTGCCGCTTTTTAACAGTTTGCCACCTGCGTTCGTATCAATCGCCGCCAACATACGCTTGGCTTTATCACGCTTTGCGTTTGCGTTCTTTGCGCGTGGGTCCGAATCAGTAACCCAAAGCTTCTGGAAAATCTTGCGATTCTTATATTCGGTCGGTGCCACAACTGCCCAACGCAATGAAATTAAATTCTCGCCATTGCGCGTTTGATCCCACTTTGCTTCATCAATAATGGCTGTGCACGTTGTGTCATTAGGAATAGGCTCAATTTCGCCCCCACCCACCTCAAACTGACCGCCAGTTTTAGTGATATCATCACCGTCTGAAAGTCCCCAAAAATTATCCATTTGCTTTTTCCTTCTTATTCAAATTTGCTCGCAATGCAGGAACATATTCCACTAATGGGTTAACGCCCAACTCAACCTGAAGTTGCTCTGAAATACCGAACCTGTTTTTGGAAACATTCGCCGCTGATGCATGGCAAATTAACACACGGGTGCCATCGGAAATGGCCTTCTTCTTGTCGCCTTCACCAGTTGTAAAGGTTTCCAACTTGAGATACCCGACCAAATCAACATCATCAACGTAAGATGGTTCAGATTTAATATGAAGGCGCAGTCCCCATTTAGAAAATGCTTCATCATCCGGTGGGTTCTCGTTTCCGATTTCGCTATGAGCAATAAACACGGTATGCATTCCACGCTTATCTGCCAATAAACCGGCCGCCTTTCTAAGACGAGCATGCATAGCTGCAACCGCATCACGCCCTGCTCCATATCCACCAAGTGCTTGCTGAATACCTTTTGGCTTTTTTGGGTCATTGTCGACAACGTGCTGCGCGAACATGCGCTCTAATGCTGTGACACTATCTACAATTAACGTTTTATATTCATGCGGCTCGTTAATGAGACCTTTTAACTGATCCCATAAATCATCAACATTCGTTAACAACGGGAATGCATCTGGTCTCATATTGGCTGGGATAGCCTGAAGGCCATCTTCCGCCCGAATCACAATTGGATCAGGAAAAGTCACCGCGAGGGTGGTCTTGCCCATACCGGCATTGCCAAAAATTGTTGCGATTATCGGACGATCTGCGGGTTTAGATATACTACTTAGAACGCTCATTGAGCTACTCCTCTTGCTTCGACACTTGACAAAATATATTTCATTGTGGAAATGTCAACAGCGTAATGCGGAATTAGGACAACAAAATGGAAAACACCGATATTGTGCCCATGGAGCGTATACGTCGCGCCCTTGCGGATAGAAATTTTGCTAAGGTGGCTGCACAGACTGGTCTACATGAAAACACGATACGATCGATCGCGTCTGGAAAAAACGTAAACCCTACCCTCGCCACCCTTGATAGGCTGATAGATTATCTCTTTCGCCAGAAAGACTAACAATGTCGAATTTCAGAGATTTTTGGGATGCGGGTTATCGCGTCTTTGGATTGCATCCGATTCGTAAGAACGGTTCTTGCGGTTGCGGAAACCCTAAATGTAATGCCCCAGGCAAACATCCCGTAGCATCGAATTGGCAACACACCCCTCATTGGTCCGAAGATCAGCTATCCGTTATGGAAGAGGTTGGGCAGTTTGAAACCGGTTATGGCGTTTTAGTCCGCGGCCTACTTGTTATTGACGTTGATGCCCGCAACGGTGGGGTCGAATCATATGAGCGCCTTGTAGAAGATGTTCCTTCAATCGCTGGTGCAGGACTTATTGTACAGACAGGATCAGGTGGAGGTTCCCGCCATCTTTACTTTAAATGCGATGAAGGTTTGGCCCTTGTACAGCATCACCCAGACTATCCTGGTATCGACTTTAAATCTTCTGGATTCGTCGTTGGCCCTGGCTCGTTACATGTAACTGGTAACAGATATGTTACTTTATCCGGTTCTCCGGCCGATATCGACGTTGCTCCTGATGAACTTATTTTTGGTTTATCCAAACCAGATCGTTACCGCGCCCAAACCAATACAGGAACCGTTGACGTATCCCACTCCGAGTTAGCAGATATGCTAACTTATATCAGTTTCGATATAGACCACGAGACTTGGATACGGTGCGGTATGGCCGTTCATCATGCTTCGCTTGGGACTGGGTTTGATATTTGGGATGCATGGTCTGCTAAAGGTTCTAAATACCCCGGCCGTGACGCCCTTGAGCGCCGTTGGCACTCTTTTGGTAAAGCCGTCAACCCTGTTACGCTTGGAACTCTTGTCCATTACGCCGAAAGCGCAGGATGGGTCCAACCCGTTACGTTTGAACCAAATGAAATGTCAGAAGATTCGCATGTTTTTCTAACAGACTCTGTCGACATCGATATTTCCAACGTAGATCTTAAACGCCCCCCTGGGTTTGTCGGGACTGTCGCTGAGTGGATCCATGATCAATGCCGCTATAAACGAGAAAATCTTGCCGTTGCCGCGGCTCTTGTTTCCATTGGAAATATTATTGGTTTGCGCTACTCCGATGACGTCAGTGATGTAACCTCTAACGTATTTGCCTTCTGCGTTGCAGCGTCCGGCACGGGTAAAGAATCAATCCAACAAGCCGCCTTCGAAATTCACCAAGTCGCAGGGATACAAGAACCAGTCTATTCCACCATCAAATCCGAACAGGAAGTCGTCCGCAACCTGACCCGTCATCAGCCGTCTTTCTATCAGATTGATGAAGTTGGTATTTTTCTGGATAAAGTAAAAAACGCTCAAAAGCGTGGCGGTGCGGCTTATTTGGAAGGCGTTATCGGTATCCTGATGTCCGTCTATTCCAAGGCGAACGGGTGGATGCCCCTGTCCGGTGACGTCAGAGAATCAGTTCGTGCGATACTTCTTAAAGAAATATCCCAAATCGATCGCAAACTAGATGATGGCGCAAATCCCACTCTTCAACGCGAACGTGATGAACTTGAGTCGTCTTTAAATCAATTAAAGTCGGGTTTACGACAGCCCTTCTTATCTCTTTTAGGGTTTACTACTGGCATCACGTTTAGTGGTTTGGTTACCCAAGAGACTGCGGCTAACGGGTTTTTCGGCCGCGCTTTAATATTTGAAGAGAAAGATGATGTGCCAACAGAAAAGAAGCCATTCCGGAAACGACCTATGCCGGACGATTTATCCATTGCCCTACAGCAATTATTTTTGTTAGGCAATTTTGACCACACCAAGACACGCATAGAAAACTACGGACCAAAAACGCCGATTTCAACAACACCAGAGGCTGAACGAATGCTTGATACCGCAATGGATATTATGCACAGCCTCGCTGAAGACCACACCGAAAAGTCTGGCATGTCATCACTTTTTCTTCGCGCAAAAGAGTTAATTGCCAAGATATCATTTATTTTAGCCGTTCCGGAAGGGATCCGTACCGTTGAACATGTTCGTTGGGCTTACGCCCTCGTTCGTCGAGATGCCGAAGAAAAAACCCGTCTTGTTGTTGGTAATGATCGAGTGAAAGATGCCCCCAAAACTGCCCTTGTTAGTAAGTTGGAAAGTTTATTGTTGCGCGAAGATGGCGAGACATTTGGGGTTATTGTTAACAAGTTGAGAGCATTTAAAAAAGAAGATATCGAACGTACCCTTGAGGATATGCTACGTAGCGGCCGTGCCGTCCTTGAGGAATCTATTCATCCACGCCGCAAAATCAAAGTGAAAAGGTTTAAATTAAAATGAACTACATTATTGAAGCAGAATGCGAAAAGACTGTTTGCCCCATGGGCATTGGCGGGTCTGCAATACACCTTAGTGGTGTACCAGTTGGTAAAGCCTGTATTGGCCGCCGTTGCGCCGGTTGGCGTTGGGAAACCGAGAAAGATGAGTGGGATGAGACTACGGAAACGTGGCTTCTTCAATATAGTTTAGTGCAAGGTTATTGCGGTTTTGTAGGGGAATAAAATGAAAACCCACGGCTATTGCGGGATGGTGCGGTCATGAAATCTGTTTACCAATACTTCCTGAAAGAGTTTTGCGAGGACAAACCAGAAGCGATTTTTGTCACTATAGTATTTATTGGAATTGTGGTTCCCGCAGCCGCTCTTGGAATTTTTATCTTATGGACAATGTTGCTGGAACTTATTTCCGTAATTTTGTTTGGGTCAACTTTTTGATGGGGGCATTATGACTGACTGGCAACCAATAGAAACAGCGCCAAAAGATAAACCTATTTTGATTAGGAAATTGCATCAAATTGGCATTGCCATGCACAATCCTTCTATATTTGGCGGTTGGCAAATGTGTTCAAGTGTTGCGTTTTTTCAAGAAGAAACCCAAGCAAATATGTGCAATGAAGCATTGCCTTTACCCACCCATTGGATGCCATTACCGGAGCCGCCAAAATGACTGAATGGCAACCAATCAAAACAACGACAAAAGAACAAGTTTTAAGTGCTATGGAATTATTGCTTACCGCAAAACAAATTAATTATGTAAAATCACAAACCTCTGCGGGTCCAAGCAAAATTGCCGTAATAAGAAGATTGATAAACATTGGTATTCAAGTTGAAGTCGCCGATGGGAGTGAACGGTTTCGGGATTACGTGCTGAAAAACATTTGGCCGCAAGTAAGGGATCAGCTGCAAGCTATACTGAAGGAGGGTGAGTGATGTATCAATTCTTTAATAATTTTTTATACGACGCACAGACTTTCGGTCTAACGATGTTAATAGGATTGCCGATATTTGTTGTGTTAATATTGGCGATACCGTTAATGCTTTCCGCAGCCGCACTGAAGGAGGGTGAGTGATGGATATTGTTGAACGGTTGCGTAAATCCGCAAATACTGTTTACCACCAAGATGGCTACACGTTTCGCCTTGGATTGCAAAATGAAGCCGCCGATGAAATTGAACGGTTGCGGGAGAAATATGAAGAAGCCATTGACGACATTGAAGAGTGGGGGGCATACGCTTCAGAGTACTTTCAAGAGAAATGGAAACTAAAAGAGTGCATTGAGCAGCATCGTGCCGCACTGAAGGAGGCTGAGTGATGAAAACTGATTATGAAAAACTACAAATGCGGATTAAGTTTATAAAAGACGACATTCGCAAAATTTGCAGTTCTGCTCACTGGACAAGCGAACGGTTAAAAGCCGCAGATGGTAATGTTCCAAAGTATTTTATTGACCAACACGGCATTTCAGCAGAAGCGATTAACGAAGCGTATTTTGTTGGGAGACAAGCTGGGCGATTGGATATGGCAAAAGATATTATGGGCGTGATCGGGGAGGTGCAATGGTGATGGAAGAATGGACATTGGGCGAATGGATTGACGTTTTGGACGATTGCGCTAATCAAGGTTTATATTTTGAAATCAGCGGAAAAACTGCGGGTTTTTTAAGCGATCAAATCAACCACCTGAGAGAAGAAAACGCCCGTCAAAGGCAAGAGATTATGCTTCTTAATTCAATGATACAAACAGAACATGAAATTATCCGTGTAGCCGCACTAAAGAAAGGTGAGTGATGGATAATCTTATTAAAAAGATAATGTCTTTCCCTGTACGTGATGACAGCCTGGCATTATTTTATGACACTTACCCAGAACCGCATTGGAGAGTAGAATTTTGTAATGGTGCAGCACATTGCGTCAGATTAGGGGAGGCTGATGGTGATTATGTGGCTAAGGGAAAAACAATAGAAGAAGCATTTGAAAATTTGATTGTTGTTTTAACTGCCGCATTGAAGGAGGGTGAGTGATGTGTTTTCAACTCAAAGGAACTGCAAGCATAAGAGATCCTGTGATGTGGCGGATATTCAATAGGATTGGAAATTGGACGAGGCGCACAAGGCCAAGATATCGCAAATACTGAAGGAGGGTGAGTGATCCTATTATATCACTTAGCGCCATTTTCAGCATACAAGTAACCGTATAATGTTACTTAACACTTACCCGCATATAGGAGGCCATACGTATGAGACATTGTATTACGATCTTTATAGGGCAATAAAAAACTTCGATAAATTAAAAGAAAATCTGTAATTGTTGTTGACACCGCGTGAGAAAGGTTTATTGTTGACATTGTTCGGGGCGCGGTGCTCCGCTAGATGGAGATGAGAGATGTACGCAGAAACCAAACTTACCATAAACGGCAAAGAGCTTCTTGTGTTTCATGTATTCCCACCTGTCCCAGTTCGTCATTGGGATTATATGGCCATATATGCTGAAGATGTTTGTGAAGAGTGCCACCCTTATGGCGAAGGAGCATCAATAGAAGACGCTGTCCAAAACCTGTTTAACAATGTGGAGATCTAAAATGATTAATGAAGATTTAAAAACCTGCTACGCCGAAGGTCATTACGCCTCTCGTACGGGCAAAAACATTTCTAGTAACCCATATCCCTATACACATAAGTTCTTTGCTGCTTGGCATGCAGGATTTACCGATGGGCTGTTATATATTCGTAATGAATTTCAGCGATTAACTGCCAAACACGAAAAATTGGTACAAGATTACACCCGTATGGTTAAAGAAAACGAGTCGCTTGCAAATGAAATGGAATATACTGAAAAACAAAAAGTTTTTATCGCAGATTGCCAAGATTTTATAGATGATGGTCGCCTTGGATTGTTGTTGGAAGATATAACTATGGATTATTTAAAATTATCGGTTAGGACACGTAGGGTTCTTGATAATAATAACATTAAAACCATAGGAGATTTGATAAGCAAAACAGAACGCCATATGTTACGTCTAAATGGTTTTGGTAGAAAAGGATTAAACGAGCTTAAAGAAGTATTACAAGAAATTGACCTTACATTCGCAAAAGAAGCATACTGATAGGAAACATCATGCCACGAGGCCGGAAGAAGGGCGCAAGCCACAAATATACTCCTGAATATCTAGATGACGCCCTACAAATGGTTTACACTGGCAAGTCAATGTCCCAAGTGGCTAGAGAGTTAGGTGTTCACCGACAAGCTCTTCATAGGGCATTTAAGCTACAAGGAAAGTTACCCCGAAAGGTCTTATGATGAGTAGCGATGCCCTCATACAACAACTGACGGCCAAAGCTTCCAACGAGGATGAGGTTGATAAAGATCTTTTACGCCTCACCATTATGCGGTTAAAACACGTTGAAGAAGCTTTAGCGTTCGTTGGTGTTGTATGTGGGCAATATAAATCAGACTACGCGCAGCAGTGCGCCGATGTTGCTTTCACCGTATATCAATTCGATCCACTAACCGATTATCGTTTGCACAGAGTAACCTTACAATGAGACAGCCATCCTTAGCCGAGCTATTTGTCGCCCTTGTTTACGCTATGCGTAATAATAATGTTGCGCGTGTGAAAAAAATCCGTAAAATGATCAATGCGTCCGTTCCTGTGGCGCGCCTCCCATGACTTAGGCTCCCTTCGGGGAGTCTTTTTTTTACCATGAGAATGATATGAGATATTTATCGGTCTGTTCTGGAATAGAAGCCGCCACTGTCGCTTGGCATACCCTTGGATGGGAACCAC